GCTGTTCGGCATGGAGGGACTTGACGGTTTCACCCCTTCCTGCCCGATGACGCTGGAGACGCTGAACAACGGCGAGAGGGTCTGCCTTTTCCAGAGCTCCAGCGATGCGGACCTTGCCGCCGGTTTCGATGCCGGCCTGGAAACCAACTACCCGGACGACGTGAAATGGGCGGGCCTGAACACGGCCCAACAGTCCGCGCTGAAACGCCTTTTCGGCTGGATCCGTTCATGTGTCCCGGCAAACGCCACCGCGGACGACCTGGGCACCTTCGTGAGTGAAAAGTTCAGGACGGAAATTGACCGGTATTTTGACGTGGACCACCTGCTGACCTACTACGTGCACACCGACTACTTCGCGAGCGTTGACCAGCGCGCGAAGAACATCCTCCTGCGTACCTGGGACGGGCTGGTCTGGTACACCACCTATTACGATGGTGACACCCAGCTTGCCAAGAGGAACGACTGTTTCCTTGCCTACGACTACACGCTCGACCGTGACACGTGGGACGCGGAGGCGGGGAAATACGCCTTCGAGGGCCGCGACAGCTGGCTTTGGAACCTCGTTCTGGCCAACCTGCAGGACGAGCTGAAAGCCTGCGCCGCCGCTTACCGCGCGAAAATGACGGTCGATCGCGTGCTGTCGATGCTTGACGTCGAGCAGGCGGGCAACTGGAGCGACCGTGCGTACAACAAGAGCGGCTACCTGAAGTATATCCGCCCGAACATGGAAGAGGTTTACGGCAAGAAATGGCCGTTCATCTACGCCCTTCAGGGAAGCAACGCTGCGCACCGCAGTTACTTCGTGAAGAACCGTTTCGCCCTTCTGGATGCCAAATACGGCACGAGCAACTTCACGAGTGACAACATCGACCTGTATATGGCCCGTACCTCCTCCGATGCCGCCGACGTGGTGAAGATCACGGCGAGCGAGGTGTACGCCTTCGGTTACGGCACGAACAACAGCCCCAATATCGGGGGTACCGGCATCGTGGAGGGCGGCAAGGTGGCCACCCTTCAAATCACGGGGGCCTACACGGTAAATGACCCCCTGCGTATCTACGGTGCGAGCCGCATGCGTGTGCTTGACATGACCGGCGCCTCGGACCGCCTGAAGAACGGCTTTGACCTGGGTAAATGCACCGTATTGCGTGAGCTGAACCTGCAAAGCCCCTCCACCGGCTCTACTGGCTGGTGGCTGAACCTCGGCAGCTGCCGCCAGCTGCGTAAGGTGAACCTGCGCAACCAGGCACAGGCCAAGACCGGGAGCAACACCAGCACCGAGCTTGACTTCACGAACCAGACCAAGCTGGAGGAACTTGACGCGAGAGGCACGCAGGTGCAGAGCGTGACCTTCGCCAAGGGTGCCCCGCTGACGAGGGCCTGGCTTCCCGGCACGCTGACCGTGTTGAAACTGGAATACCTGGGCAAACTAGCCACAAGCGGGCTCACGCTGGAGAACTACAGTAAAGTGAAGACGCTTATCGTGGACGGCTGCCCGGGTCTGAACTGGGAAACCCTGCTGAACCGCTGTTCCGGCGTGGAACGCATCCGCGTGACCGGCATCGATCGGGAGGACGACGGCACATGGTTGAACCGGTTCATGAAGATGGGCGGCGTGGACGCTGAAGGCAACGCCACGGACACGTGCGCGCTGGCGGGTACGGTGCGTCTTACCAACTATGTCGAGGATGAGAGATACGAGGCGTTGAAAGCCCATTTCCCGGAACTGAACATCCTCCAGCCCGAATACACGATGATCGAATCCGACGACGATGTGGCCGATGATGCCAATATCAGCAACCCGGACAACAGGACAGGTTACAAGTACGGTACGCCTTACAGGACGAGCGGGCATATCGCCGCCATCCTGAAACAGCGTCACCGTGTACTGGCGAAAGTGACCAAGAAAGCCACCACGCGCAGCGTGAAGATCGCGAATGTCGATACGACGGTGAACAACCTCGACGGCGAGATGATCTATTACCCGCTGGACGACGGCAATTCCAACCGTTACGCCGACGGCAGCGCCGCCAGATTTGACGGCAGCGAGGGCGACTGGATGATGTTTGAGCCGTTTTTCTGGTCAAAGGGCATCAATGACTACCTGAACGGCAAGCATTACTCCTGCTACAGCAGCAAGGGCCGGGATGACATGCCCTCCGTTCCTGACGCCGATATCCTCACGCTGGATGACATCAAGGAAGCCGGCGGTTACCTGAGCGGTCGTAAGATCATGAGCGGCAAGGACACGCTTGCGAACAGCTACAGTGCCGACACCACGTATTCCGTCTGCAAGGTGAATGTCAGCGGGCACAAGCGTATCCGGTTCCCGAGCGTTCCCGGTACGAACCTTGTCGGCAGCGTGTTCACTGACAATACCGGCGCCGTAGTCAGTTCCATCGTTGTTCCGACCCTCTCCAACAAGTTCGAGGCGGGCATGTACCTGATCGCCGACGTTCCTGCCGGTGCCACAGCGCTGCACTTCTCCGTTCTGAACACCGCGGAGTTCGACAAGGTAGTGCTTTCCAACTCCGACAGGATCGAGGACATGGAGCCGGATTGGGTTGCCAATGACGAGCACCTTTGCGCGGTTGTGGGCAGTTCGGTTGTCGGTTCCAAGCTCCGCGCCTGTATCACTGGCGGCAGCACTACGGCGAGCATGAGCTGGGCCGACTTCCATTATTACTCTGTCCAGCGCGGCATGCAGCAGATTGACGCGCTGATGCACTCCCGTATCGCCAACCTCTTCTACGCCGCCTATGGCCGTCGTGACAGCCAGGAACAATGCGGCGCGGGCCAGCATACTAACAACCGTATCACCGGCGGTACCGCTTCACGCGGCATGACCGATACGATAGGTTATGAAGAGGCGCACGCCATCAACCCGAACGTGACGAACTCGCTTGTGGACAACATGGTCCACCAGTATGCCTGGTACCGCGGTGAGGACGATTACGGCGGTGCCACTGTCACGCAGGTGAACAATATCTGCTGCCTTGGCTACGAGGATATCTACGGTCATAAGTATGACATGATGGACGGCGTTGACCTTCCTAATGACAGCGGCAACGCCGGCAAGTGGCGCATCTGGATGCCTGACGGCACGACCCGCATGGTGAAAGGAGGCACAAGCTCGGGCGTATGGATAACGGCCGTTGCACATGGCAAGTACATGGACGTGGTTCCGGTGGGTTCCGTTTCGGGTTCTTCCTCGACACATTACTGCGATATGTACTACATATCCACCGCAGCCAGCCGTGTGGTCTATCGCGGGTGCAGCTATGCGAGTGCGAATGGCGGTGTGTCGTATGCGAATGCGAATAACGATGCTTCGTATTCGAATGCGAATGTCGGCTCGCGTCTGGCCTTCCGCGGCCGGCTCGTCAAGGCGGCAAGCGTCGTTGCGTTCAAGTCGATAAGCGAGGTGGCATGACCGGCCGCGCAAAGCGTCAAAGCGGGAGCGAAGCGACAAAACGTCCGGTGTTCCCCGAACAAGGGGAACGCCGTTCTTTACGGGCGTCAGCCCGTTGAAAAATTTTTGTTTCCGGGGTTTTGTACCTGTTTGTTAAATAATAATTTATGAAAAATCGTACTTTTGCATTCAAATTAAAAGGTGGCGCTTCCCCATAAGCCGTGTGGTTTATCGTGGCAACAACAACGCGAACCCGAATGGCGGTGTCTCGATGTCGAATGCGAACAACGATTCCTCGAATACGAACACGAACATCGGTTCTCGTCTGAACAACAATCGAAAAGGAATTTTAATCGGCGTACAACACCGGGGACTTGTCCCCACCGTGGTGCCGAGGGAAGCAAGCCTCAGTAACAGCAGCCTTTTCGAGGCTGGAAAACTGAAAAATAGAGTGTCGGGTAGGGTTTGGTAGGCCGGAAACGGTTCGAAGAAGCCGGGCCCGGGGGATTGAAGGCCCCGTATTAAAAACAAGAAAAGGTATTTATGCGCAGAGTTGATCATATCATCGAGGAGATTGTGGAGCCTTCCAACATGGAGGCCTCGTTCCGGCAGGTCCTTCGCGGCAGGAAACGTAAACGCAGCCGCCAGGGGTGCTATCTGCTTGCGCATAAGCCCGAGGTATTGGAGGAATTGACCGCGCAAATTGCATCCGGCACTTTCCGCGTGAAAGACTACCGTGAACGTGAGATTGTGGAGGGCGGGAAACTACGCCGGATTCAGGTGATCCCGATGAAGGATCGTATTGCCGTGCATGCCATTATGGCGGTGGTGGACCGCCATTTGCGGAAACGTTTCATCCGTACTACCTCTGCCAGTATCAAGAAACGGGGGATGCATGACCTTCTGGCGTATATCCGTCGTGATATGCGTGAGGATCCGGAAGGTACGCGTTACTGCTACAAGTTCGATATCACGAAGTTCTACGAGAGTGTGAAACAGGATTTCGTGATGTATTGCGTGAACCGGGTTTTCAAGGACTTCAAACTTATGGCCATGCTGGAGAGTTTTGTCCGTCTGATGCCCGATGGTTTGAGTATCGGGCTACGCAGTTCGCAGGGCCTGGGTAATTTGCTTTTGTCTGTGTTTTTGGACCATTATTTGAAGGACAGGTATGCCGTCCGTCATTTCTACCGTTATTGTGATGACGGCGCCATACTGGGTAAAACGAAAGCGGAATTGTGGAAGATTCGTGATGCCGTCCATGGGCATGTTCAGCGTGTCGGTCTCGATGTGAAGGAGAACGAGCGCGTGTTTCCCCTGGGCGAGGGCATCGATTTTCTGGGGTATGTGACTTTCGGCGCGGACCACGTCCGCCTGCGCAAGCGCATCAAGCAGAAATTCGCCCGAAAAATGCACGAGGTAAAATCGAGAAGAAGGAGGCGTGAGCTGATAGCGTCGTTCTACGGGATGGCCAAGCACGCCGACTGTCATACGTTGTTTAAAAAATTAACAGGCAAAGACATGAGATCATTTAAAGACTTGAACGTCGCTTATAAGCCCGAAGACGGCAAAAAGCGATTTCCCGGGGTGGTGGTAAGCATCCGGGAACTGGTAAACTTACCGATTGTAGTGAAGGACTTCGAGACGGGTATCAAGACCGAGCAGGGAGAAGACCGCTGTATCGTGGCCATCGAGATGAACGGTGAGCCGAAGAAGTTCTTCACCAACAGCGAGGAGATGAAGAACATCCTCTCGCAAGTGAAAGAGATGCCCGACGGCTTTCCTTTTGAAACAACCATCAAGACGGAAACCTTCGGGAAAGGTCGAACCAAATACGTATTTACATGAAACGAGTTGAAGGAACAGCCGGGGTGAAGCTGCTGGAATGCGTGAACCCGGTTAAGAACACGTGGCGCGTCCGTTGGGACGTGCGGGAAAGGGAGGACGGTTCTGCCGACTATATGGAGGAGAACTTTTTAGGGAAGCCCTCCGGTGAGATAATAAGAATCGTTATCCTGGGCTGGTACAACGAACAAATCGACCGGGAGATACTTTCCGGCTTCGTTTACGAGGGTATGCCGGTGTGGCTGTCAAGCGAGAACCAGTTCAACTACAAGGCGGCCCACGACCTTGCCGTGCAGAACGGCGGTGCGACGCTTCCGGTGACGTTCAAGTTCGGGACGGATGAGAAGCCCCGGTACCGGACATTCGGGAAACTGGAGGAACTGACGGACTTCTATACGAAAGCCATGAAGCACATCCAGGATACACTGGCTGACGGCTGGAAAAAGAAAGACGATTTTGATCCGGAGAAGTACCGGGTGGAATAAATCCTTCGGGGGAGGATAAGAAAAAAGCCCCCGGCCTGTTAATATAGACGCCAATCATTTATTAACAACACACCCAAGCGGCGCGCGACCGGGGGCAAATACCCTCTGTCACGCCACTTGGGTGTTTTTTTGTTGTCTAAAAAATGATTGGCGATGCAAAGATATAATTTTTTTGTTGTATGAAAGTGATTGAGATACTAAACTTTAACCGGGAGCTGTTGAAAAGGCTCCAGGCGGCCGGCATCCGTCTGGAGGATGCCCGGTATATCGACCTGTACGCGGACTATACTCGTCTGCTGGACCAAGGTGAGAAGGTCTCGTATGCTGTGGCCGTACTGTCCGAGAAGTATTCGGTGAGCGAGCGCAAGGTTTATGCCCTGGTAAAACGCTTCCAGAGTGACTGCAAGACGCTTGCAGTGTGAATGGGGTGTTTTATGCCGTAGGGAGTGCCGTTTCCCCTTATCTTTAGGGTGTTTCAATTTTAGAAGGAGGAAATGGCTATGAACAAGTATTACCGTATCCTGGACAAGATTCTTGTCGCGGGAAAAACACAGACCAACAAGAAGGGAAACATACAATACCTTCTGAACGAGCAACTGTCGCTGACACCGGCGGACTTGCTTGACATATTCGAGGGGCATAATATCGCCCGCAAGAAACTCCGCAGCGAGCTCCAGCTGTTCATGCAGGGGGAACGTAACGTGGAGAAGTACCGGGAGGCCGGCATCAACTGGTGGGATTATTGCGGTTCTATCCTGGTGAACAGTTACCCCACATATTTTGAGAAGCTGCCGCCGTTGATAGCGAAAATCAACCGGGAGAAACGCAACAGCAAGAACTACGTGCTTTTCCTGGGTGAGACCGGTGCGGAAAGCAACCAGGCACCCTGCCTGAGTCTGGTGCAGTTCCAGCTGGACGGTGGTGAACTGGTTCTGTCCGCCTACCAGCGCAGCAGCGACGCGAACCTCGGGCTGCCTTCCGACATTTACCACCTGTACCTGATGGCCCGGCAGATAGAACTTCCCCTGAAGTCGATCACCCTCTACCTGGGTAATGTACATATCTACGAGAATAATATCCCGGGTACACGTGCGTTGATCGCCGGTGACGAGACGGTCCGCTTCGGGCTGAACGTGTGATTTGCTGTATATGCCTTGTAGCGGGAACAGTTCATGTTTCCCGCTGTTTTTCGTTTATTCTGGGGACCTTTGCGGCCGTTTTAAAGCAGAATGAAATGAGAAAGATGTATTTGTCCGCCCCGCTTCCTTTTATGGGGCAAAAACGCATGTTTGCGAAAGAATTTATCAAGGTGCTGGGGCAGTTCCCGGACAGCACCGTGTTTGTGGACCTGTTTGGCGGATCGGGTCTGCTGTCACATATTACCAAATGTGTCAGGCCTGATGCCGTTGTTGTGTATAACGACTTCGACAACTACCGCCAGCGGCTTGCGAATATCCCGGGCACCAATGTGCTGTTATCCGATTTGCGCCGGATAGTGGAGGAGATTCCCAGGAAGAAACGTATAACCGGGGAGTTCCGCGAAAAAGTGCTTGCACGTCTCGAAAGGGAGGAGAGGGAACATGGCTACGTGGACTATATTACGCTGTCCTCGTCCCTGCTGTTTTCCATGAATTATGTCACTGATCTGAAGGGGATGAAAAAGGAGGATCTTTGGAACACTGTCCGGCTGACAGACTACCCCGAGGCGAAGGATTACTTGGAAGGGCTTACCGTGACCTGTGAGGATTATAAGGAAGTATTCAAACGTTATAAGGATGTTCCGGGCGTGGTGTTCCTGGTTGATCCGCCGTACCTTTCCACTGAAGTGGGAACCTACAAAATGTATTGGCGCCTGGCTGACTATTTGGACGTGTTGAACGTGCTGAAAGGACATGCGTTCGTGTACTTCACCTCGAACAAGTCTTCCATCCTGGAACTGTGTGACTGGATGGGTCGGAACCCGTTTCTTGGCAACCCGTTCGGGGAATGCAGAAAGGTGGAGTTCAATGCAAGCGTGAACTATAACTCCAAGTACACAGACATGATGCTGTATACGGTACCGGATGAAGAGCAGGCAATCGCAGCCTGATGCAAATGGTCTTCAAATAGTGTTTGAATGGTGTACGAACACTACTCTAACACTGTATAAAGGTACGAATTTTAGCTGACATAGCCAACGGGATTTAAAGAAAAAAGCACTGGGAGAAACAAAATTTTCCAGTGCTTTTTTTACTGCCTCTTGAATACTTTGGAAAATTATTTTTTGGAGGACGTTTCGTTTTGTATGAAATATCGCTTCGTTTGAAAAGTGGCGAACATTTCGTTTTGCGGATTATAAGAGTTAGCCAATCTTTGTGAGAAAAGAAAAAAATATAGTCGGAATGTGCCTTAATTTCTTTATCTTTGCTCCATCTTTGTAATTAGTATTATATAGGAGAGTGTAATGAGAGTGATTGTAAATCCCAAGTACGCGCATCTGCAGAAGGAGATAGAAGAAATTCCAAGGTCCTTCCAGGAAAAAGGAGATGTGGTGTACGATGGGCGTAATGTTTTAAAACGAATTGGCTTAGGCAGCATTGATGTTGTGGTGAAGAGCTTTAAGAAGCCTCACATCATCAATCGTGTTGTATATTCGTTTTTCCGGCAATCAAAAGCAGAGCGTTCCTATATTTACTCTATGGAAATTCAACAACATGGCTTTGACACTCCGGAGCCAGTTGCTATGATCGAACAATTCCAGAGTGGCCTTCTTTCACATAGCTATTACATTTGTTGTTATGATGGTGGCGAAACAGTCCGTTCCCTGATGGATGGGAAAGTGGAAGGAAATGAAGATAAACTTTCTGCTTTTGCGCGCTACACAGCTGCTTTGCATCAGGCAGGTATCCTGCATTTGGACTATTCTCCCGGCAATATATTGATCCATCAGAATGATGCGAATGAATATAGTTTTTCCCTGGTTGACGTGAATCGCATGCAGTTACTATCGGATATTGATTGTGATACTGTGTGCCGTAATATGTGTCGTTTATGCATCTCTCGTGAAGTGCTGACTTATATAATGACAGAATACGCTTCTTTGAGGGGATGGGATGTAGAATCTACTGTTAGTCTGGCTCTTCGTTATAGCGATCAGTTCTTTACTCATTATATTTATCGTCGTGCGGCACGAAAAGAAAAAGAAAGGCATATCGTATCCCTAATTTTATTCTTCCGTTTGTACCGTTCTGTGCGTAAGTTCTTTTCCTGGGAACCGCATATCTCACGTTTCTTATTGAAAAAAGAAAAGCACATTTATGATACATACTTGTGTAAGTATGACTATTGCGAATTGCTTTCTGCTGATTATCAATGATTAACTCTTGCTTCCGCGCATGACTACACTGCGGATTTTATGCCTGAAAAAACCTTTCTGATTGGTATATGTGCAGTTATGCTTATCCAAAAATGCAGAAATGACTGCTTCGTCATCATGTAGATGGTATGTGCAAATTGCAAAATCCAACTTCTGGCAATTTTGAAATAAGTTCTTGCATCCGGCCAATGCATGCCGTTCAGCTCCTTCGATATCCATTTTTAGAAACAGATGCTCATCCGTTTGATTGTTGAAGAAGTCATCCAGGGTTTGTTCTCTTGAAGAGTTATGGTCGCTTACATACTTTTGGACAATCGTAACTTTATCTTGCCATGGCTCAAAGGTCGCTCTGATGGCCTCTAGCCATTGTTCGTCCTGCTCAAACAAGTAAACATGTTTGGCTTCATCGATGATTTCCAATGAAGAATATCCTTCGGCACAACCAACATCCACAAATACCTTTCCTGTCACTTCTTTAACGCTGTTGAAGTAATGGTGCGGTGAACGCCTGTCTTGTTCCATGCTCAAAGCCCTGTAATATTTTTGAATTTTCCTAGCCGGAGTGCTCTTTCTGAAATAGAGCCGTTTCTCTTCTTTTTGAACATAGTATAAACCTTTCTCCTCGTCTTTCTGTATGTCAACGGGCATATTTGCATATTCATCTTTGAATTCATACAGGTGTCTTGAATATCCATGTTCTTTAATATATTCATAGTATTTCAGATAAGGAGAGCCGGGCTTATATCCTTTCATGAAATAATATGGGAGAGTGCCATATATAAATTTCTTTAT